GCACATATCGACATTCGTATCGCCGGGGTGAACCTCGACAATCAGAATGTCGATATGTGCGCTCTCTCCGGTCTCGTCCTCCATGCCTGCAATCAGGTCGTTCACCGGGTCGCCCAGATAGCGCACCCCGGACAGGCTCAACTGCTTTGCATACCCCAGCACCTCGGTGTGTGCGTTGCTCTGGCACAAGAAGGTGTGCTGGCTGGTGACCGGGTTGTGCGACAACCCTGCGCTCTCGAAACCCGCACACATCTTGCTCCAGACTTCTTCAGCCCCAGAACTCGCCGTATTGACGTAGATCTGCCGGTCTTTGACCAGCAACACGCCCTTTGCTTCTGCCATTGTTTGCTCCTTGTCTAATTGTAGTAGTCGATTGTCACGGTAATCACGTAACGAACCGTCCCATTGTCAAAAAAGCCGACTTTCGAAGGGGTGGTCGTCGATACCGAGACGATACGCTCGCCGGTCGTCAACGTATCCAGCCCTTCAAAGCCGTCCTTCACGTCCTCCAGCAAGTCGATCAGACTCCTCACGGACACCGGAACATCTTGCACGACAACGCTGAAAGTTGCGACTTGTCTGCCTTTGGAACCCCCGATGAAGGTAGTCTCCGTATCGGGGGAGAGTGCCATCCTGACACAGATGCCAAACCCGTCCTTTGGCAGGAAGTCTATATGGCACTTCTGCTCTGTCTTCCCGGCAATGAAGCCGTTGATCGCATCGCAGAATCCAGCCATCAGCTCCGGGTCTCTCGTCGTCATGACTTGCTCCAATCCTTGGCGAACGCCTTTTTCGCCACTTCCAGCCAAGTCTCAAGATTCTCCGCCTTCGCATGCTCGAACCATCGAGCAGTGGCCTTAGCGTGATGATCATTGTGGAAGTGGATGGCATCGCCGTAGTAGATCTCTCTCGCATATGGCGTGTCGTAGATGATCAGGCCGTTCTCTTTGTCGCTCGCATCCATGACGCTCCCTGCCGTCATGCCGGTATCGAAGGGGACAAACGGATCGGTGTCACGGATGATCACGTTGCATAAGGCAATCTGCGCCATCTTGCGACAGCTTTTCAGTCTCCGCTTCTTCCTTTCCGCAATCCGCTTCAAGTCGGAAAGATCCATGTTGTACGAGAAATCAGACACAGGAAATCTCCCAGTGGTGACCGACACCATGGCGGTCTTCGAAACACTGGATCTGCGAGATTTCAAGGCAGTCGTCGGGGGGAACGTCAGCCCGGCTTGCGCCGTCAGCCACCTTGTTCCCGACCCGCAACGACTCGACCTCGCCCTCGCTGATCCCCTCGACAAAGAAGATGGTAGCACCGGATCCAGACCGCTGTACCCCGGTCATAGACTCGGCACCACCAGTCCTTGATTGATCCAGACAAACCTTGTCCAACTGTAGCCGTGTGTAGGTGACGACACCGAACGAGTCGGTTGCGCCAGTCTGCCACACAGTCACAGTGTGCGAGAACCTTCCGGCAAGTCTGGGGGTGATCCATCTCATCTTGCCACCCTCAAATTGCCGATCAGCCCGCTGGAGGAGAGGACTGAATAGGCTTCCCTGCTCGCTGGATACCCGCCGTACACCCCGAAGGTTGCGCCATCATCGGTCTGGTAGGTGACGCTGTCAGATACTCCGCCGATAGCACCGCCTTCCGATGCGACTTGCCTCCCATCCGAGTGGAGGAACTGCTCCGCTCCGCTCTTGTATGCGTAGGACATCTGCATGCAGGTAGCCAGCTTGACCACATCCCATAGACGGTGCTTCGGCGTGACCCGCCCGAGTGCAATGGCATGAAACAACATAGCATCGATCACTCTGCACACAGGAACGAGCAAGTCGGTGAACTCGCAGTCCGTCAGCTTGCTCATAGGGTCGAACGCCTGATACTCGTCATACGTGATGTAGTCGTAAGCCATCCCTCTTCCTCCTTCCCCGATCAGGTCGTGGACTTGCCCACATAGATGCCGGACTTCTTGTTGTCCAGCACCCAGCAGTCGCCATAGACACGATAGTCCAGCTTGTACGCATCGTGCGTCTGGTTCTCCGCCGGAGTGAACATGCGCATGGCCTGATGCTCGATCAGCTGGACTACAGCTTCCGGCCGAACGACAAGGAAGTGGAGGTCTACCGCAGAAGCGCCCTTCGCAAATCCGGTGGTCAAATCGACCGCAGAATAGAAGCGAGACTTGCTTACCGGTACGATGTAGTTGCCGTTGTACATCTTGACCCGGTGATTGATGATATCGCCCTCGTCCAGACGATGATCGCCAATGCCTTCCTCGAGCAGACCACGGAATCCATAGGTGCAGAAAATCACTGCGCCGGTATCCGGGTAGCCAGCATCGCCAAGAGTCTCAAGAGCCGTATCGATCGCCTTGACCGCAGTGGTCTTGGTGTAGGAATCGGCAGAGACCTCGGTTCCTGCGAAGGTCGCATATTTGGCAAGGCGGTATGCGTCAAGTTCGGGAACAACCTTAGTGCGGATGAAATCGCCCAAAGTTCTGGAAGCGACCTCGCCAGCAATCTGGTCGTCAACCGCATCAATGATGAAGGACTTGGAGCGGTCATATTTGGCCGTGAGGGTTTCCCACTCGGTAGTCACCCCGCCAGTCTCGAAGCCGGAATCCCGGTTGTAGTCCTTGAGACCGCCGTCATAGCTCATTTTGAGAACCTGATAGGAACCCTTGATACCGATGCTTCTGACCTGACCGGTCACAAGCCCATTCTCAAATACTCCGGTGACGCTCTCCTGCATCACCAGCTTGTCCAACAATCCCGGCATCTGACCAATCAAGGTCGCCAACGTGTTCTTTGCCATGTCTTTCTCCTGTTTTGTGTTGATTAGCGCAAGCCCATGTTCGCCTTGATGGATGCGAGGAAGTCAGAATCCGGATCCTCCGGCTTCCTTCCCCCGCCCATGTGAAGGTTTGGCTTGTTTTTATTGGGATCGCCCTGATCATCCTCCTCTTCCTCGAAGAGGTAGGCAGAGCTGGCCTTCAGCTCCTTGATCTGGTCTTCGAGACCATCCAAGGTGCCGTCTTCCTTCAACTTCAACTTCGACCGGTCGAGGAGTTTGGCAACGTCTTTCGGGTTTTTCGCCTTGATGTCGCTCACGCCCCTTTCCAATGCGTAGTCGAAACGAAGGGTCTTGATGGCTCCCTCCGCATCTGCGACCTTCTGTTTGTACTCGTCAGACAAATTTGCCTTTTCCTGAAGTTCCTTCAACAGCTTTGCCGATTCTGCCTGCGCCGATTTCAGCGTCTTGATCTCGTCAGCCTGTGCGTTGAATTTCTCCTTCGGAATCCAATCCGTAGCCAGAGCCTTGTTCAGCTCGGTCTCGAACTGTTCGGTAGTCATGTCCGCCGATGCTCTGTACTTCTTCAGCAGGTCGTCCAATCCTTTGATCGCCATGATTCACCTCTGCGTGTTTTTATGCTGGTTCGCCACCAGCTTGAGATGTGCGGAGAATATGCCAGCCCCGCATCTGGCAAGTACAAGTCTTTCACGTTGTCAAGTGGGTGTGGGGGTGGGACGGTTGGGGCCGTGGTAGCAAAGAAATTTCATGAACTTTTCATGAAATGACAGGTGCTTCTCTGACGGATATACTTTGTGCGGAGAAGTTGCAGGAGGACAAAATGCTTAATTTCATATCGCACAAGATTGATTGGGTGGACTCGAAAGAAATGCGTGGGTTCGCAAATCGCATCAAGGACAGATGTATGCCATACTTCTATGAGAACCCTGATCTAATTGCTTCTAATGTTGCAGTCGGGTTGACAATGCGCATTGAGAGCTGGCTTGCACGCATGGCAAACACAACGATTGAGGACACGAAAGGGGAAATTCCCTTTGACGCAATTGGGAGTCTTGCATACCACTTGCACATGCACCCAGACGATTTGCAGAAGCTCATCTTTTCCGCATGCGTAGACGGGTTGTTTTTGCTGGAAGAGTCTGCAAATTGTCCAGCTCGCTTTTATAGCCCAAACGTTGCGCTAAGCATCAGCAAGCATCAAGCCATAATTAGGCAGGCTATGGAAGATAAAGAATCTACGGAGTCTGCCATGAAGCAAGAAAAGCAGTGACTTCAAACCCGCTCCCTATCTCGAGAACGTCCCCGACCGGTGGTGCGGATGAAGTCTTTCATCTCCTGCTCCCTCTTGTTGAGGAGGGCTTGGGACTTGGCCAGCCTGTCCTTGTCGGTTCCGGCCTTGTCTACCTCGACCATGCGCTTGGCCTGCCTAATCTGTCGCTCGTGCATCCTCTGCTCCTGTGTGATCTGGTAGGAGCGGTTGATGCGGTCTTCTTCCGCTTTGCTCGCATCCTCGTTCTTGTGACTGCCTTCCAAGTCCTCGTAGTAGGGAAAGAGCTGGTGCCGGCAATTGATGCCCCCGATGCCGGTAACAGTGCCAATCCCGGTCTCGGACAAGGGAGGATACTTCTTGCTCTTCCCGCTCTGGCTGTAGACCTTCCCTTGGAACTCAACATGCTCGGGTCTAGAGTCGCCGAGAACCGAGACTTGCACGAGGTCGTTGCCGAGCATTTCGTTCTCGGCCAGCGTCATCTTCATGATTGACTGATTGAAGCTGGTCACAATGTCCCGCCGGATAGCCGCATCGAGAGGGTATGTGGTGACGTTGCCCCGGTCGCTGATGTAGGTGACATGAAGCCCGGTTCCGCCGAGCTCGTGGCATGCGTCATTGACCGCATCGCCGATGCTCTTGGCTCCGGTCTTGGCATCAATGAAAGCCGAGTTGATTGCATTGCGGTAGGCATCCTTCGATATCTCCAACGCCTTTGTGTTCGTCAAGTTCATAGCCTTCCGGCAGTTGGCAAGGATGGATTCCTTGTACCGTTGGAAGACTTGGGAATCGGTGCCAACAAGAGTAAGCCGAGCTTCGGGAATCGCTCCGCTGGCTACCGCCTTGCGGAAGATGGCCATGTCGTTTTCGTTCGCCTTCTCGATCGCATTGTCCACCGCTTTCTCTATGACGGCACGTGAGCGTTTGGACTCGGCAACAATCTGGGCTTCGACCGCAGAAGACAACCGGCCCATCTGCTTCAGCTTGGCGAGCCTCCAAGCATTGGTCGTGGCGGTTGCCGTCTTGGGAGATGCCTGCAAGGATTTGACCACCAGCATCACCAGATTGTCGGCTATCCGGCTGTATTCCTGCTCGATTACCGATTCCAGCTTGACGATCTCCAGCTTGGACAACATCAGCCATCAACCTCCGAAGAAACTGGTATCGACAACAGGCGAATCGCTCTTGATCAATGCAAGCTCCTCGTCAGCTTCCTGTTCCGTCAGACCACGGAAGTGAATGAGGTACCACCGCTTGGACATCAAGCCCGATTGCACTTCGCTCTGCGCAATATCCCTCTCTGCATCCGGGTCGTCCATGATGCCGTCTCCCCAGACGATGGAGAAATTGTCGCCATTTGTCGCAGTCTCGTAGTCGTAGCGGAGCGGGTTGCCGAGAGCGGTAAGCAGGATGGAGAAACCATGCAAGGTGGCAAGCACTGCCGGCTGTGCGGTCTTGTTCTGCACATTGCACACGGTTGCGTAGCTGTCCTTGTCCCGGCTCCGGATCTCCTGCGCCGTGACCGCACCGTTCAGCTCGTCGAACGAAAGATAACCATTGCTCATATGGCAGACTTTCGCCAGCTCGTTGAGTATGCGCTTGATGTCGGTATGGTACTCTTGATACCTGATGGTTGGGGAGAAGTCGGCGAACTGGTCTTTGATCGAGTTGCTTGCCGACATGGAGCCAGACAGCTTGCGGTACAACTCCCTGTCTGCCGGGTCGATCGTTACGTTGCCGAACTGGTCGGTCGGAAGCGATGCTTCGTCCACCATCAGTTTGCGCTTGCCCGAGTCATATTCCCAGTCTAGCTGGTTTCTTCTCTCCTGTAGCTCCTCAATCTGGTCGACCCCATCGGAGTAGATGGAAGCCCCGATCGCCAGATTGTTGCTACCGGCAATGTGCCATGGGGAAGAGATGTAGACGAAGGTTGGGGCATCGCAGTTGGAGATAGACCATTCCGGGGTGATGTCTTCCCACTCGGGTACGGAAGCCAAGGGGATCTCTCCGCCCAGATCAACAGGCGAAGGCTCTCCTTGCTTGCGGTAGGCTTTGACCACCACGTGCATCATACGGCTGGCACTGTCATATCGCTGATACTCGAGCCGGGTATAGGTCATGGTGGTGTAGTAGGTGGGATGCACGACCTTGCGGTCTACAAACACAAGCCCGACCACCCGGTTGTCCTCGATATCCACCGGCAGAATATCCTCGCACTGGTAGAGGTCTATGTGGGGCTTGCCTGACCGGTCTACCCACAGACGCCATGCGCACGACCCCTTCGCAACCGCCTGCTCGACCGCCTGCTGGATGTTGGGGGCAATCAAGGTCTGGAGAATGAAGTCGGCGTTCTTGTCGTTACTGGAGAACTTGGCTTCCCCGACCGCCAGCCGGGCAACATCGAAAGAGACAATCCGGGGAATGTTGAGGTACTTCTGCTTCCCCTTGAGGAATGGGGGAGTGCCATTGTACAGCGAACCCCAGAGCCCTTGAAGCTCGAGGATATCTGCCATGTCCGGCACCTGAAGATTCAGGGCCTTGATTGTCGGCTTGAGGGGGAAGATTCTCATGATAAAGCTCCTAAGTTTGCCAAAAAGATTCATCAAGGTCTCCTAGCGTTGGATGGCTCTAAGTAGCCCGCAATTCCGAACTTCTTCAGGTTGTGCGCTACATAGGTCATCGCATGATAGCGTAGCGCATCCGCACTATGGTCGTGGGTCTTTAGCGGTTTGTCTTCGCCACGCTCGGATGCCTTCACGTCCCACGCATACAGGCCCATCTCGCTGATCAGACCGGTGCAGGAAGCCGAGACGACATACTTTCGCTGGTTGATGATGTTCTGCGTCAATGCGATTCCTGCGACCACCGAGTTTTCGGCGGGGAAGACCCGGAAGTGGTGTTTATTTTTCACCAAAGTTATGAAGGACAGCGCCGAAGGGTCTACGATCACGCCCATAAGAGGAACGCCCTCCGCCAGCCGTTCCAACGCAGAATACTTCTGCGAATCGTCGATTTGCTCACGGTTGTGGCCATCGTAGTAGAACTCGGACGCAACAAAAAACCGTTTACTTTTTGCATCCCAGACGATCAGAAGCATTGCCGTCGGGTTGGCCGTTCCGTAGTCCATCGAGACGAAGGGGAAGGAATAGCGGGTGGTGTCGAACTCGCCCTTGTCGTTGAACAGGCTAGCCTTGCCCTCCTTGACCACGTTCTCCTCTAGCGAGAACTCGGGATAGACGAGGCCTTCGGATATCGCCCAGTTGCCGAGAATGTACCGCTGGTAGAAGACCCCGACAAACGACCTCTTGTATCGATCCCGGATTGCGGGTGCAAGGGACAGGTTGTCGTCCATGACAAAATGCAGGACAATCAGGTTGCGGGCCTTCGCCTTGTCTACAAAGTCGGTCTTGAACCAGTGCATCGGGCTTTCCGGGTTGCAGTTGAACCAGAACTTGGAGCCATCAACCGAACAGCGGGCGATTGCCTGATTGACGAACGCTTGATTCTGCAAGGCAACCTCGTCAAAGTAGCACCCCGCCAGCGTCACGCCTTGGATCAAGTCTTGGCTGGAGTCGTCGTTGCCACCGAAGATATAGAAGGTGTTTGCCGTCCCGTACCCGGCAATCTCGAGCTTGTTCTCGGCTTTGCGCTCGATAATCCGGCACTGGATGGAGGAGCCGAACGAGCGGAGGGGAGCGACCACATTGCGCCGTACCGAGCCGATCGTCTTCCCGCAGATGGCGAAGGAACACCCATTGAACGAGCGCATCGCCCAGAGGATGAACCCGATGGTCATGCCGATGGTCTTTCCGGAACGGACAGAGCCATAGGCGATCACGCCGTCATGAGCAGACCACCCCGGTAGCTCCCACCAGCTCATGAGGAACCTCTGCTTCGCCGAGAAAGCCCAGCGCATTGGCATCTGTCTGCCTGATCGTCTCGTCATTCTTCCACCTTGTGTTCCACGATGTTGCTCTCCTCGACAAGCTCGGCAGTGCCGTCAATGTCATGTGCGAAGGAATCGACCGATGCCTTCATAGCTTTGGCGAAATCGAGGGCTTCCGTGTTGTCGGCAACAGGAATCGGGTCGTCGCTCATGCCGAGCCAGTTCTTTGCGAGGAAGATCTGCATGGCCACGTTGCCGGACATTGCCGTCTGGTACATCTTGGAGCGGAGGGAAGTGAGCCCCCGCACATGATATGCCTCGTAGACGGTGACGTAGGAGACCGGCTTGCGGACGGTTGGATCATCCTTGTAGAGCTGGCGCAGGCACTTCTTGAACGTGTTGACGGACATGCCGAACTCCTGTGCGACTTCGGCTTGGGTGCATTGCAAGCGACACAAGGCCTCTATCTTGGCCTTGTCGTTCTTGTCCAGTACACGCTCGACATTCCCGCTTTTCCTTGCCGGTGCCAGCCCGTCAATCGCCATTGTCAGACCTCATGCAATCTTGACCGCCTTCTTGCCGGTCAGCGTCTCCCATCGCTTGACGATCACATCGACATATTTCGGGGACATTTCCATCATGTAGCACTTGCGGTTTAATTGTTCGCAGGCTATTAGTGTGCTACCACTACCACCGAATACATCAAGGACAATCTCGCCCTCTCTGCTACTGCTCTTTATCGCTCTACTGCATAAGGCTATCGGCTTTGGTGTTGCGTGACCGCCTGCTTGCATTTTTTCCTCGTGTGATATTCTGCCCATTGCCCACACATCCGTCATTGTATCGTGTGTGTTGTCAAAATATGCTCTTGTGGAGTAGTATTCCTTTTTTAATTCATCGTATTCCTTTTTTAATTCATCGTATTCCTTTTTGAAGGCATCGTATTCCTTTTTGCCGTAATAGTCTTGCAATTCCTTGTAATGTTCTTCAGTGATAAAAGCAAACTGTGATTTCCCAAACCAATGCGACCACATACCCACACCGCATATTTCCTTAAGTTTTTGCGGTGTCAGACCAACTTTTTCCGCTTCGCTAACAAGGTATTGTCTTACAGGCTCCCACCCTTCAAAATAATTATCTTGATTATTGTTAAATCCTTGCACACCGCACATCACAAAGAGGCATTTTTCTGAACCAACAGGATAAGAACGCAAGCCATCTTTTCCCATAAATGATACACCGCCTGCACCTGCGTCCCCCTTATCCCATGTAATAAGGTTTCGGAATGTTATCTTGTTTTCTCTCGCCATTGGCTTCAAGATATTGCTGTAAATATCCATCAGCGGTTCATCAATTCCCCAACAGTACCAAGAACCGTTGTCTTTTAATGCTCCAAATGTCAGCGGTATCCACTTTTTGTTAAAGTCAAGCAAATCATCATAATTTAGATTATCATTGAGAACGCCATCATTTTCTTTCTTCATGCCATACGGCGGGTCAGTAAACACCATATCAGCCTTTGCGCCGTCCATCAACTTTGCAACGTCTTCTGCGTTTGTACTGTCCCCACACATCAGGCGATTTTCTTCAAGCACCCAGATAGTTCCTCTGGTTGAGACAGGGGTCTCTGGAGGTTCCGGTGGCTCGTCTTCCTCGATGTCGTCTACCGTCTTCTCGACCTCCGGGGCCTTGTCGAACCCGAAAGACGACATGTCGAGATCTAGGCCGGCATCATTCAGGCTCTCCAGCTCCTCTGCCAGCATCTCCATGTCCCACTCGGAGTTCTCCGCAGTCTTGTTGTGCGCCAGCGCATACGCCCGCCGTTGCTCGTCGGAAAGATGGTCAAGGTGGATAATCGGGACTTTCTTCATTCCCAGCTTCTTGGATGCGAGCAACCGGCCATGGCCTTCGACTATCAGGTTGTCCTTGCCCCATACACCGATCGGGTCGTTGAACCCGAACTTCCTGATCGATTCTGCGATGGCGTCCACGTCAAAGTCGCCATGCTTGCGGGCGTTCTTGTCGTAGGGCTTGAGATCGTCTACCGGCACATACTCGATGTGCAATTCCTGTTTGTCCATTCCGTCTCCTTTTACCAGTTTACCCATATCAACAATATCATTGCTCCCCATGCGGTCAGAGCCGTTCAAAAAACGGCTGTAGCGCATTCCGATTGCCGAAAACGTGTAGAATCATGTCCAAAAAGTTTCGGACACGCTACAGGCGGTTTTTCTGCCGTCTCCGTTGATTCCGCGTCTTCTGGCACACGGTAGGTTGCGTCTCCGTCCTCGATTATGGGCACTTTCATCCGCTTCATTCGCTTGATGTGCGCATCGCTCATCATGTCCTCGGTAACGTCCTCGTACCATTTGACTCGTGGCGCATCGTCCATTGCCCAGTCGAGGGTGATGCCGGTGCCCGGAACGTTCTGGCCGTTCTCAATCAGCCGGACGGCCTGTGATGTTGACTTGATGCCGAAG